GAAGAGGACAGGACTTATCACCTCAATCGCGTATTGGCTCAAATATCAAACAACGCAAATTTATTCGACATCGAATGGATAAAAGAACATCCACAGGAAAGCAGAGCCGCGGCAAGAGACCATTCAAAATTACTTGACGGCTTGGGCCGATGTATTTGGGCAGCCCCGGACAAACAGACAACACTTGAGCAGCTCGGCGACTGGGTAAGAGCAAGGGCGAAAGATGGCTGCCGAATAATCGCTATAGACCCAGTTACCGCGGCAGAACCGGAAAGCAAGCCGTGGATAAGTGATTCAAAATTCTTAATGGAAGCGAAAAATGCTGTGCGGATTTACGGAGCTTCTTTGATTTTGGTTACACATCCGAAAAAAGGCCGCAAGGGCGGAATGATAAGCTTGGATGATTTGGCGGGTGGAGCTGCTTATCAGAGATTTGCACAGTGTATTGTTTGGGCCGAAGCTCACAGTAAAAAAACAGAAAAAAGGGTCAGGGCGGATTTAGGAACCATAACAGAAGAAATCAACAGAACGATTCATCTTTGCAAAACTCGAAACGGCAGGGGTAGCGGTCTTTGTTTGGGTTTTAAGTTTTCCGGTTTGACTCTGAAATTTCAAGAATTAGGAATTATTGTTGAGGATAAAAAATGAAAGTAAGAGTTTTTGAAAATAGCGGATGTTTTGGAATTGAGCTTGAACCAGAAAATACAACAGAAATCAATCTGCTTGTACGAATGGGAATGAACACTACGAGCCAATTAAGGAGTTGCAGAACTTATGCTCATAACAACGGAGTATTTTCGTCAAGCGTAGTCATCGCAAAACACAGAAGAGCGGATTCAGATATTCCAAAAAGAAAATAATAAATTTTTATAGGAGTTATAAAATGGCTATACAAATAAAAATTAAGAAAAACGAAGAGAAACCTGAAAGCACAGAGCTTTTAGCTGCGAACATAATCAAAGTCGCAGAGGGAATGGAAAAACTTTTGAATGGCGAATTAAACGAGCGAGCAATCATTGTGCTTTTGCAGGCAGGAATCGGAACAGGTAATATTTCACAGGCACAGATAAAACTTGTGCTGAATTCTCTGCCAAAATTAAAAGGCTGGTATATCAGGAAATGAAAACCATACCGCATAAAGTAATGATGGGGTTTGAAACCGATAAACGGATTGCACGCGATTTTAATAGTAAGCGTATGACCGAAACAGTCGGCGGCAAAACCTGCAATTTCCGCAGCAAATTAGAATTCAGGGTTGCGAAATATTTACAGCTTCTAAAGGACACGGGCCATATTAAAGATTGGGCATTTGAACAGACAAATTTTGTTTTTCCTGATGATGAATACCTGGTCGATTTTGATGTTCTGGAGAATGACGGCTCATTCTATTACATCGAAGCAAAAGGGCATCCGGACGAGCGAGCGAGACGCAAATTGAGGTTACTGAATAAGTACAGGCCGGAAGTGAAAATTATGATGGTGTTTCAGAATAAAAAAGACGCAGCGAAACTCGGCCTTGCAGGTAGAAAATATTGCTGGAGAGTTTGCTTGCTGAACGAACTAACAAAAGGAATTATTTAAAACAAGGAAGTGAAACTATGTATGAATTGCTATGGGGATTTGCAAGAGTAAAACCGAAATGGTTTAAGCTTTTTAAAGAAGTAAAGCACGGCGAGATAGGCCATAAATTATCTTTGGTTCAGGTAGCAACCAAAAGGGTAAATATGACGGATGGTCGGCAGTTACTTTCGCTGAGCCGTAAACTTGACTGGGAATTAAAACCAGACTTATATATTCTCACGTCGGATAGATTTTTAATTCCTGCTGCCGACGTTGGCGAAATTGATTATCCGAACTTCAAAGAATTATTGAAATACAGAGACCGGACAAAAACAGCAACAATAGGGCTTGGCAAGAATAAACCGCTATCGGCAATGGCCTGTGCTATTCAAGAATTCCAATGTCCCGTGAGCCTCGATATTTATAGTGAAACACTTGCAGCTATCGACGATTTGGAGCCGGACTATGCGAGAGTTTATGGCTATGGCGACCCAGATAAATCTAAAGAGAGCAATTTGATAATCGAATTTTTAGCCGAAGGCGTAGAAGCGTTATTTGTAATGTTGCCAGACAAGGAAGTCGAGAGGCTTTTAGAAGTAGATGAAATGCCTTTGTTTAGCAACAGTAAGAAGTCGGAAGAGTGAGGTCTTCCTGAATAGCTGCGGGCGGGGCGGTCGAATGGATTTTGGCCGCTCTGCTTTGCGGCGAAAGCAATAATATGAATATTTTATTTTTAGATGATAACGAGCAAAGGCAAAGTCTTATGAGGTCAAGACTGCCTTTTATCCGGCAAGCCTTTAATGCAAAAGAGGCCATAGACATTCTACAACAGGAAGATATTTGGGATTATGTTTTTCTCGACCACGATTTAGGCGGAGAAATTTTTGTTGATAGTGATAATGAAAATACCGGCGCGGCCGTTGCACGCTGGATTGCAAGCAATAAGCCGAAAACCAAAAAGATTATTGTTCATTCTTACAATTCGATAGGAGCAAAGGCAATACGCGATATTTTGATTTTTGCGGGCTACGAGATGTTTTATGTACCGTTTTTAACTATGGGGTTCATTTTAATTGTAGAAGAAATTAGCAATGAATAAACCTAATAATATTTGGATATGGATAATTGGGCTTGTGTTTTTAATTATAACAATAATTTTGTGGATTAGTCAGGGAAGATAAATGTCTTGGAAATTGGTAGTAATTTCGTTTGTTGTTTTTTTGATTATAACCGTATTGAAGTTTGAATCTGTCGAAGTGAAACATTCTGTAAGCGTCAAAATCAAAGGCAGAAAATTACTGAATTTTTTTAAAAAAGGTGAAAAATAATTAAGAAAGGAGTTAGTTATGGGAAGCGTGGAAGCGATGTTGATTTTTGAATACGGCATACCGTTAGCGATTAAACTGCTCGCAAGCGGCAAAGAAGAAAAAGAGACGGCGGAAATAGTGGCTGATACTGTTAGTGGATTGAATAAAGCCGGTGTCGGCGCAGCATTGAAAGACGCAACACCAGCACAGAAAGAAGCTATTGTCAACGGCCTGTATGAAGTCGCTGCCGGAGTGGTTGGCGGAGCAGTCAATTTTATTACCGCTTTGGGCGGCCTGTTAAAAAAATAACTGTTCGGTACGGGGGCGGGTTGTGCCGTGAACGCCCGCCCTCAATTTTGGAAAGGTGAAAAAAATGAAAACTGAAATTATAGACTATAGAAAATTGAATCTACAATCTCTTGACTTGCTCGGTTGTTCCGGCAATGAAGATTTGTCAAAGAAAATCCAATGGCTTCAAAGAATGAGGGGCATTCAAAGACCTGCTGCGGATTTGAGCCACGAAGCGGCATTGGTAACTATGCTGGCAGAAAAAGCTTTTATGCTTGATGCGCCAGAAGACCCGGACGGCCTGTATGTTACCGAAACAACAACACTGAATAAATGGTGCGGCAAAAGCGGCTTGCAGGTAAACGGATTTTCTGAATGGCTTAAAAACTACAACGGAAAAGTATTTGTCCGTAAAGTTGATTTTCAGAGAACAGAAGATTTTAATAGAGAGCTAATCAGATTTATTTTCAGCCATTTACGAGACCCGAACGCGCAGAAGTACGAATCGGGAATTCCCGGTATGCTTGAACTTTTCCTTTGCGAATTAGGGATTAAAAAATCAATCCTCGAAACAGCCAAATTGCATTGTACTGAATGGATAGCAGAATTACTGAAACAATTCAAATTACTTGCCGATGTTATCTCAAACAATCGTATGCCGCCCTGTTCTTGGTGGAATGAAGTCTGTAAGAAAAATGGAAAATGTCGTCCATCCTTATTAGACCGAGATATACTCGTGCCGATAAGTGAACCAATCAGAATAAAATAACTTTAATAAGGAAAGATAAAATGAAGATGCAAGTATCGCAAGTATCAGTATCGGACATTATCCCTACAAAGGATAATAAAAGGACAATCGACATAAAGTCGCAGGGCTTTAAAGACCTGCTCGACAGCGTCAAGGCGTGCGGCGTACAAATACCAGTACACGTCAGGCCGCACTTGGACAAAAAGGGCAAGTATGATTTACGGGCAGGCGCACGGAGATTTAAGTGCTGCGAGATATTAAAGCTCGAAACAATACCGGCCTTGATTATTATGGAAATGTCGGACGAAGAAGCGGCGGACTTAACTTTTATCGAGAACAATTTCCGTGAGGATTTGCCGCCGCTTGCACAGTCGGAGCAAATCTCTGTTTCGCTATCAAAGCACAATAATGATGTTGCTGCGGTCGCGGCGATATTCGGTAAGCCTGTTAGCTGGGTGAGTATGAGGGCAGAGGTTCATAAGAGCTTGAGCCAAAAATGGAGAAAGGTAGTATCGAATCCCGCCAATTCAGAATATAGGCGCTGGACTATCGCTCATCTGGCATTGATTGCACGGTTGCCGAAAGAGATACAGGACGATTATTACGACAGGGCAAGGCCGGATGATTCGGTGAAAGAAGTTGAAAAAGACCTCTCCTCTTATCTGATGTTACTATCGAAAACACAATGGAAAATTGATGACGAAACATTACTGCCGAAAGCAGGGGCTTGCTCTAAATGTTCAAAGAGAACATCCTGCCGGCCAACGCTTTTTGAGGATGAATCCGAAGAGAAGATAAAGAAAAACGACAGATGTCTTGACCTTAAATGCTGGAATAGCAAGGTTACTGCCTTTGTAAAACGCAGGGCCGCGGAATTGTCAAAAGAACACAGCAACCTGGTATATGTCAGGGATAAATATATTTCAGATAGCAATCCTCTTGCAAAAGTATTTCCAAAAACATACAGCCAATATGATATCGAGGGTGTCAGCAAGAAGGATAAAAAGGCAGTGCCGGCGTTGGTTGTTAATGGTAGCGGGGCGGGCGGGCTTCGCTGGGTGAGAATTGGCGGTCATTCAGGGTCAAGCAGTAGGCCGAAAGGCAAAGACGGTAAGCCGGTCAAGAAGTCGTTGGCGGAACGCCGCGAGCTGCTCGATGCAAAACGCTGGGCACAGGTTTTAAAAGACCTGCAAGAGAAGCTCGAAAAAACACCGTACACTTCAATTACTTTGTTCAAAGAGGGCGATTCATTCGGCCTTGCGTTCTTTATGATGAGAGCGGCCAATGCTTTTGATTTTCAGCTTTGCGATGTAGAGGGCAACTGGAAAAATGTAATCGCCGGAGAGGACGAAAAAACTACGCTTCGCAAGTTTTGGGACAATCTTAAAGGTGTTATCGACAGGCGGCTTGAGTGGAGCGGTGCTGTTACTCAAACACCGAAAAACAAAATTGCCGAAGCAAAGCAGATTGCGGCTTTAATCGGCGTTGACATCGAAGCAATGTTCAAAGCCGTTTCGGAGTCAAAAGGTTTCACGGAGCCTAAAGGCTGGGCGGCGGAAATTGAAGCGAGCAAGGCAAAGCTCCAAAAAGAGACTGCCGATAAAAAAGACAAAAAACCGGCTCCAAAAAGCCCTACCCAAAAAAAACAACCCAAAGGCGAAAAAGGACTCTTCTAAAAAATGAGCGTTTACGTCGATAGTTTACATCCTTGTTTAATGACAAGGCGTTGGCCTTATCAGAGAGCTTGCCACTTAATCGCCGATACTCTGGATGAACTTCATAGTTTCGCAGCGAAAATCGGTTTAAAGCATAGCTGGTTTCAGAATCACGATGTACCTCATTATGATTTGACCGAGAGCAAAAGAGTGTTGGCGATTAAGGGCGGAGCGATAGCGTTAGAGACAAAAGAGTTTGTAAGAAAAATGCGGAGTGTTGAGAAATGATAACAGACCCAAATTTAATAGAATTATTAAAAGAAACGAATAACAATTTAGCTTGGATTGGTATTATTGTTGCTATTGGTTTCTTTGCAATGTGCCTTATCGTGGGGAGTAGAAAATAATGTATCGCGGTAGTTCTCAAAAAGTTAAAGTTATGGATGACGCCGCTAAAATCGTAGAGCGGCTTAAGAAAACGGACGCCACCTTAATAGGCCTTATGAGAGAATATCGGTGTGGATATAGCGGCGTTATGCGGGCGATACTGTCGCAGATAAATAAGAATCAGTACAAAAGGCTTGCGAAGAAAAAACTTGCGAAAGGTGGGGTAGAGCACAGATTTAAAAAAGGACATCCCCCGCTATACAAACATCCTAAAGGCAGCCACCCATCTCCAAAAACTGAATTCAAAAAAGGACATCTGCCGCATAATCACAAACACGTTGGTACTATGAGAATTCATCACGACAAAAAATGCGATAAGTTTTTCAGGGAAATAAAAGTTTCAGGCATACTTCAAGGGAAGCACAAATGGATACCTTACGCAAAATATATTTATGAACAGGCGCACGGGAAGTTGCCTGCCGGGGAATTCGTAATTCATTATGACGGCAATAGCGTAAACGATAATCTCGATAATCTAAAAGCCGTAACAAGGAGAGAGCATTTAGAAATTCAAATGCAACGAGACCCAAAAATGCTTAAGCGGTGTCGTAAAAATGCCTCAAGAGCAGTAAAGAAAATGCACGCTCGAAACAGGCGGATAAAAAAACAGGCATTGAAGATTGCAGAGGACTATAAGGACAAAAAGATTGTTAAGGCCGCTTTAAATCGAATACACGGGCCGACTATATGTTGGTGGGAGTGCACAGGTTGCGGCTGTGAATTTCAGGAAATCCCATCGGCAGCCTGTCCAAAATGTTCAGGTTTAAGATTTAATAAAATCGAGCAAAGAAGAAAGACGGGATAATGACCGAATACGACTTGCAATATAAAATTTGGCTTACCTTGCAGGGGTCGAACAATCTATTTATCCCCAATGTTAATGGCGGTTATGGCGAAATGGATGTCTTGAGATTGACAAGAGCCGGTTATGCCTATGAGTACGAAATTAAAATAACGAGAGCCGATTTCAGGGCTGACAAGAAAAAGGAATTAAAGCACGAAAGCTATTCAAAAGTTTTTAACAATCTGCCTTTTTGTTGGTGGGACGGCAGGCCAAAGAATCAAGAGGGAATCCCGAATTACTTTATTTATGTTGCGCCAAAAGGGGTTATTCCTGTTGATGAACTTCCCGAATATGCGGGCTTGTACGAATTAGAGAACGGACTTTTATCTTGCGTAAAGCCGCCAAAGAAAATTCACAAAGAAAAACAACGAGACTATTGGGAAACAAAAGCCCTATGGGCGTTGAACGCTAAATATTTATATCACTATTGGCTTAAATTGAAGGATAAAAACAATGGCTGATAAAAGAAAAATCTGCCGTATTTGCAATGATTGGTCTAACAACGATACTAATGTATGTGCTGAGTGCAAAAAGATTACAGATGCAGAAGCAAGGCTAAAAATATTTATCAAAGAACAGAAAAAACACTGGGCAAAATTGCTCAAAGGCAAAATTCCATCTCCTGAAATTATAAAAGGCTGGATTGAGTGCTGCGATTTTGCCGGTGAAGATGTAAAGAAAGTGATGTCGTTTTTTAAATGAGGGCTATGTAATGAGCGGTTGCTGTGAAGAACTATCTGATTTGAGTAGGCCAAAAATTCCGGCAATCGAACGGGCTTTGGATATGATAGACCCCTGCGATGAATGTGTAAAATTTGAGAAATGTCCGGAAGAGCAGCAATGCGCTGCGAAAGTGAGACACGAAATTATAATCCGCAAATTATGGAGACAGAAAATATGAAACCTAAACGAATACAACGCAAGCGAACCAAGGGTTGGAAGATGCCGCCGAATACTGTGTATGTCGGCAGGCCGAGCATAGACCATCGAGAGAATTAGGACTACACTATGTAGCTATTATTTACTGGTATAGACTCCCGGCAAAGCGACTTATTAAAAAAATTGTTTTCATCAAACTACTTCGGTACTTTTCAGGTTTTACTTGACGACAGAGAGATAAAAAAACCCTGAAACTTTAACATCCGTAATTACTGTTATATCAAGCCCGCCCCTCTGCCACGGCGGGGCGGGCATTATAAAAAGGAAAATTATGATAACCGGAAAAGATTTAGACGAAGTTTTCAATATTGATTTTATGCGTGAACTAAAGGCAGCCTCTTATTTTGATGGTAAAAAAACCTATAGGCAATTGCCTAAATCGTGCAGAGAATATTTAGATTTTAATATTGTGCGATTGCAAACTACAAACCTTTTGCAATGGTTTTTGGAGAATATATCGGCGGAGCATAGAAAATCTAATGCTGTCAAATATGCGAAGAAACTGATTAAGCGAATATAAATTTGAGAGTATCAAGGATGATAACAGAGACAGTTTACAAATTTACTGGGGACGAACTGAAGCAGTTGCGGAAATCCGCCAATCTCGAACAAAAGGAATTGGCTCGACTGATGGCAGCCGAGGGATGGACACGGCACACCGTTGCAAATTTTGAACGGCTCAAAGATAAGCAATTCGTACTTACACAGCGAGCGGGGGAATTATTGCTCACGTGTGTAAACTTTACACAAAAAAGTTAAACACATTTTCTTGACATACCCGTAAAATACAGCCTACGAAGTCTGATATTTGTAATCAGCGTTTTTGTAAGGGCTTATTTTGATAATGAAGAAAGTTCCAATTCAGCTTGATAAAAAAAATGCACGGCTCCACCCCGATGCCAATAAGGAAGCTATCAAAAAAAGTTTAAAAGATTTGGGGGCGGGACGGTCTATCTTAATCGACTCAAATAATATCCTCATCGCCGGCAACGGTGTTTATGAACAGGCACAAAAGCTCAATCTTAAAGTAAAAATCATCGAAACAGACGGCAGGGAGTTAATAGCCGTCAAGAGGACGGATTTAAAAACGGACGATGACAAGCGGAAAGCTCTGGCGATAGCTGATAACCGCTTGACGGATTTGTCAGAATTCAATACAAAGGCCCTGGATAAGCTATTGAGCGAGCTTTCAAGCGAGTTAAAGGATTCTGCGGGATTTTTAGCGGAGAATGGCGGGGACGTAGAGGGCGAAAAGCCTGATGTCGAATTTACGCAGGAAGTAATGGAGCAAAACAATTATATCGTTTTCACTTTCGATAATATTCTGGACTGGCAGGTTATGACCGATTTATTCAAGCTCAAGGCTGTCCAGGCTCTTGACAGCAAGCCCGGATATGAGAAGCAGGGTATAGGCAGGGTTCTTTCAGGCAAAGACTTACTGACAATGCTCAAGCACAAAGGGAAGAAATGATTTATGTGCCGTCATACAAAAGAGCCAAAAACTGTAAGGCTGCTCAATGGCTAAGCAAGGCAATTATCTGCTGTCATAAATTTGAGAAAAAAGAATATGAAAAATACAACAAAAACAAAATTCAAGTCATACCCGACAATCTGGCCGGCAAGGGTATGGCGGCGATCCGAAACTGGATATTAGAGCATTCAAAAGACAATAATGTCTTGATGATTGACGATGATGTAACTGCAATAGGGTTCTTTGAAAATAAAATAAGGCACAATTTGACTGAGTCGGAAGTGTATAACTTCATAGGCAACGGCTTTAGAATGTGCAAGGAGGCGGGGACGGTTCTTTGGGGATTGAATCTGATTTTCGATAAGAAAGCATACCGGGAATATTCGCCATTCAGCTTTGAAAAGTGAAAAGTATCGGCAAAACCAATGGATTATGCAACAAGAAAATATCGACATCGCCGAGATAGCTAAAAAACAGCGATATGCAGCATTGATTAATAAGATTAAGGGCAATAAGCCGCTTAGTGTTGCTGAAATTAAAGAAATAGAAGAAATGGCAAAAAAGAAAAACAAAAAACCTGAAAGCGTCGAAGCTAAGCAATCTTCACGTATAGACTTTAGCCGTGGGCCTGGTCAACCGCCAAAATACGACAACCCCGAACAGCTACAAACAGCCATAAACGATTATTTCAAAAATGGAGTAACGAAACGTCAGGTTTTACTCGGCAAAGGAGATTTTCAAAGAATAGAAGAAATTGAAGTTCCGACAATTACCGGATTATGTATTTACTTAGGATTTGAGAGCCGACAGAGCTTTTACGATTATGAGGAGCGGTCTGAATTCTCTTACACCATAAAAAAGGCACGGCTGTTTATTGAAAATACTTATGAGGAATTGCTTCAGGTTGGAAATACAACAGGAGCGATATTTGCGTTAAAGAATTTCGGCTGGACAGATAAACAGGTAATTGAACACGAGGGAAGCATCAATAATCCAATGGCTGATATGACGCCGGCACAGAGACTTGAGGCGTTGAGAATATCATTGCAAGGAAGCGATGAAAAAGAAAAAACTACAACCAAAAAAAAGAAACGTAAATAAAATATATCCGACGTTTACGGATTATTTTCTATTTCACGGCGAAGCTGAAAAAGAGCCGAGAGAGAACAGGGAATTCCACATAGAAATAGACCGGCTTTTTGAGCTGCTTTTACTTGGGAAATTGCCGGACGGCAAAAAGAATCTTATGCTGCTTATGCCGCCTCGATACGGCAAGACATTTAAGGCTCGCGATTTTGTTGGATATGGCCTCGGAATATTCCCGGATAGCGAATATATTTACACCAGTTATTCAGGGACAATGGCAGTTGCACAAACTGCGAAAATTAAAACCGACGTTCAAAAAGAATGGTATCAAAAAATTTTTGATGTGCGGCTTGAAAAAGAGGGCGAGGCATATTTTACAACGAGGCAGGGCGGAGCGGTTTTCGGCGTCGGCGTTGGCGGTTCGATTACAGGGTTTGGGGCCGGAAAGAAAAGACCGGAATGGGGCGGCTGTATTGTCATTGATGACCCGATGAAAGCCGACGATGCAAGGTCGGCTGCGACAAAAGAACACGTCAGGCAATGGTACACGGGAGTTTTAAAAAGCAGAACCAATAGTAAACATACTCCGATTGTGATGATTATGCAGCGTCTTGACCCAAACGATTTGGCTGGGTTCATTTTGGAGACAGAAGCCGAGGACTGGTATGTTTTGAAAATCAAAGGCTTGGGTGAAGATGGAAAATCAGTTTGGGAAATGGTTAAGTCAACCGAAGAATTGTTGAAACTCAAAGAAGTTGACGAATTTACATTTTTTTCGCAATACCAGCAAGACCCGCAAAAAGAGGGCGGCAACATAATAAAAAAGCATTGGTGGAAATATTACGATTGTGTCAATCAGGATTATAAAGTTGACGGTCTTGTTTTTCTTACCGCTGATACCGCAATGAAAACCAAAAATATGAATGATTACTCCGTGCTTTGCGCTTGGCACGCAACAGGTACACATCTTGACCTATTAGGCGAATACAGAGCAAAAATGGAATTTCCTGAATTATTAAGACAGGCTAAAAGGTTTTGGGTTGAATGGGGGAAATGGGGAGCGAAAACATTTTACATCGAGGATAAAGTGTCGGGTACGTCATTGGGTCAAACTATGGCCGAGCAAGGCATACCTGTAATCTTATGGAAGCCGCAAGATTATGATTTTCCCGACGATAAAGTCGGAAGGGTAAAGCATTCAACATTTTACGTTGAGGCAGGCAGAGTAAGAATGCCATTGCATAATCCAGACTTAGCCTCGGCGTTTATAGAAGAATGTGCGGCGTTTGCCGGTGAAGATGAAATAAATGATAGAGTCGATAATTTGACAATGGCAACATCAATTTGGAAGTATAAAGGGGGCGGATACGATGTCAAAGCTGCGTAAAAATATAAGAAAGGATTATTGATATGAGTAAACTACCCAAAAAAGGCGAAGCAATAAAAACCACTAATCACGAAATCGGACTTCTCAAACGTAGCTATAACCGCAACACTAAAAATATAATTGCTCGGCGTAAAAATGCTATGCTGCAAGGCGGCGGGGCTGGCGGCACTCAAGACAGAGGCGCACAGCATTCGATTGCAACGTATTCAAAAAATCCGTATTTTCAGTCGAATTTCTTTTTTAAGTGGCGTGAATTAGTCAATTGGTATTTTACAGACTGGGCAGCCCGCAAGATTATCAACATCCCCATAGACGACGCTTTACGCAAAGAATTTACAATCAAAGGCATAGAAAAGGCGGATGCAGAAATATTGATGAAACGGTACAGGGAGTTGAACGCAGACGAACAAATCAAAAGGGCGATGAGGCAGGAAAGACTGCTGGGCGGTTCTTTGATTTATATGTGCATCGCAGATAATAGCGACACTGTTGATAAGCCGATTGATTACAAGGCACTTCGGCAGGGTGATTTGAGGGCTATAAATGTTATCGACATACAAAAGATTTGGCAGACTGATATATGCACAGACCCATTCAATCCTGCTTACGAAAAGCCGTTGCGATATGCTATAAGCGGTTCAGTTGTTGACCATAGCAGGATTATCATATTTGACGGAGACCCATTATTCAATCGGGCAAGCGTAAATATATATCAACCGTGGCGCATCAATCCATCAGGTTTTGGCGAATCGGTTTTAACGCCGTTGTATGATTTAATGGTTCGTGTAACAGGCACGCAAGAGGGAGCATATCACCTTATCAATCTTGCCAGTGTCCTTTTGGCGACAGTTGACGATTTAAAAGGCTTGAAATTTACAAACAGTGCTGCTCTTGACAAGCTGCAAGAGATTATGCAGCAAATCAGCATTTATCGCTCTGCTATTCTCGATGGACACGGCGTTGAGATAAAGCAGCATACAGCAAGTTTCGGGAGCATACCTGAATTGTTTATGGCGTTCCTGCAAATTCTATCTGCTGCAAGCGATATTCCGGCAACCAGATTCTTGGGGCAGGCTCCAGGCGGGTTATCAACAGATGATGCGGGCGGAAAAGAAAATTACTACAACGTCGTAGATGCTATTCAAACATTGAAATGCAAACCGGCAGTAATGAAAATATTGACAATAATTGGCATTTGCGAATGGGGGCTGGACGCGTGGAAAGATAAATCACAGCAATTTAATTTGTATTTTCCGCCGTTGCATAATCTCGACGAAGAACAACAGGCTGAACTTAATAAAACTACTGTTGATACATTTGTCAGCCTTTACCAGGACGGCTTATTGAATATGGAGCAAACGCTTGAAGAATTGAAGTCCAGAAACATCTTTATGACTGAAATTGACATTAAAAAGGCCATTCTCGAAAAAGAGGCAGAGGACGCAGCAGAGCGAGAACGCGAATTATTAGACGGGCAAAGCGAGCTTGAAAAGCTCAAAACAGAAGCAGATAACCAATAATTTTGAAAGGCAGACAAAATGACAGAGTTTAAATTTTACAAAGAACCATTTGACGTAAGCAAGGAAGCCCCCGAAAAACCTGTCGGCGGCCATATTGAGAAATTCAAGGAATACGAATTTCGACTGAATGAGTGGGCTGTTGCACGTGAAGCATCAAAAAATCTTCGTCAGGCCATTGTCGTTTTTACTTACAATAAAGACGGCAGCTTGTCAATAAATCACGAAGCCCGCCGAGTATCGGACGGCGAATTAGTTTCAGCCTGCGAAATTTTCAAGGCCGGAATAATTAAGAAAATCACTTCACCGCAGGAATTGGCAAAGGTTCAGGTGTAATATGCACGTAGATGTAAAAAGAACTCGTAATGGGACATGGGGGTTTGGAATTTCTTATTGTTCAGGAAAGTATGTGTTTTTTGATAATTGCAAATATGCGTTTTTTGTAACTTTTGCTATATGGAGTATTGGTTTTTATAAATGCTAATTGCACTATCACAATTCGATAAAAAGAAAACCGGCAAGGTTCGATTGAAACCAGCCAGACCGCCCGTAAAAGCTGAAATGTTCTTCAGGGCAAGGCTTGAACGTGAAGTACAAAGAATGCACTTAGAAGTTCAGGCTCTTGCAAACCGTCAAACGTTCTTAAAAACTAAATATCAGGATTTATGGGCGGCGATGGATAAATGGCAGAATCGTTTTGACAATATCAGTCAGGGAATGGGCAAGAGACTTGCTCAAGATGTTTTCGATATGTCGAAAGAAAAGTTAATCAAGCAGCTTGCCGACCGCCTCAAAGTCAACGTTGATATTCTTTTCGATAATAAGAAATTCGCGGATATGATTGATACAGCGACATTCGAAGCCGCTTCTTTAATCAAATCAATTCCATCAGATTACATCGGGCAGGTTGCAAGAGCGGTATTGACGCATACAAAACAACAGCCGCTTCCTGAAGGCAGAACGCTTTACCAGCAGATTCAGCATATCGGCGGAGTATCGAAAAATAGAGCAAAGTTTATTGCCAGAGACCAGACATCAAAAATAAGCGGCGAAATTACAAAGTTCCAAAACAAAGAAGCCGGAATTGCAACTTATCAGTGGAGTACAAGTAGAGACAGTCGCGTTGTCGGCACGCCGGGCGGCAAATATCCAAAGGGTAATGAAAAACACGGCAATCATTATAAAATGGAAGGTATGTACTGTAAATGGGACGATTCGACTGTTTATTCTGTCGATGGAGTTCGCTGGAAAAAAAGAACAGCAGATATGCCAAAAGGAAATCCGCAGGAAGAAATTGGCTGCCGCTGCGTAGCTATTCCTGTATTGGACAGAAAAAATATTGGGCGATAACGAGAATAACTTTGAATTACCAAAAAAGCATAACGAAGAGTTTTTTGAAGTGGTAACTCTGAACGAAAACCGCTATCGTCAAAATTATTTGAAAATGCAAAAAGGGAATACAAATGACAACTTACGAACAACGGCAAAAATTACAGGCAATCGGCCAAAGGATTAAAGATATTGTGCCTGACATATTCGGCTCTGTTGAATATAAGCTCAAAAGCGATAAGGGAATTGAACCTAAAATCAATCAATCGCTGGACACTGAACCGCCGACATTTCAGAACCGGCAACAACTCCGAAAAATAGGCGATGAATTAAAGGTGCTATTCCCAAACATGTTTGCCATAACTTTTAATTTGACAAAGTTTAGCCGTTGCGTGAAGATAGATTATCGGGAAACAGTAAATTCAGGAGTGTAAAATAATTTATTCTTGACATAGCTTGTTGGTTATGTTAAGATATTATTATATTAAAAGTTAATAATTTTTAAGGTCTCCGAGACATTCGCCCTATTATTCCGGTTACCCCCGGATTAGTAGGGCTTTTTTTATGGGCTAAAATGCAGGGAATAATTGTTAAAATCTTGAATTGGCGGATTGAGGAAGAAACAGGCTTCCTTAGAGTCAGTGCCAAAATCCTTAAAGAGGGGGTTTTTGATTATAAATTAAATGAATTATCCTCGGAAGCGGCTAAACAATTTCCCGGCAAAGACAAGGTTAGGGATTTTATTCCGGCCAAAGAGTTCACCGATGCAGCCCTGAAATCGCTTGAGGGAAAGCCTGTTGTTGTTAATGCTCACGAATGGCAGTTTGCAGATAAGCGGGAAACTATTGAAGCTGTTCAGGTTGGCAGCGTGGCCGGTCAGCCAACAGCGGATGATAAGTTCATAAATTGCGA